TAATTTCATCAGCTCGAACTTAATCTCTGAGCTTCTTGTTAATCCAATTAGCCGCGTAAATTCATCGTCAAAATGAGAATTAACTTCATCGGCTTTCATACCTGTAACTACTGCCAACGGGTTGGCGGCAATAGTTACCAAGCTAATTTCGAACAGTTTAATTTCGGTTAACTTCCGAACTTCCTGGCCGTTCATAATTTCGTTTTTCGAATTAATAGTCCGGTACCCGATAGACATCTCTTTTAGAATGCCCTCTTTTATTTTCGTGGCAATGCCCGGTTCTGATTTGCTAATTCGACATTTTAGCCATAAGCCTGTTTCGTCCTCTTTAATTTCGACAATCTTACCTATCGGCTCGTGAATGTTGTGTTGCAAACAGAATGCGATTCTGTCGCCGCGCTCCTGCAATGTTTTTGCAAAAGCCCCCTTTTCGATAACATCCCCAATACTATCAATATTATTAAATACAGCTCCGTAACCTTCGACCACAAAACCGTCATCTTCCTCTTTGTAAGATTTAATTTCAAAGCTCTTAAACTGCAATAAATCTTTCATGTGCATTTATTTATTCTCAAAAATAATGTTTTATAACATGTTTTGCAAACTGCCCTTACCTTTTGCAAACTGGTCTTGTTACATTATACGATCTCATGCAATACAGAGCAGCGGCAGTTTATCACCTCGGCAGCCGTACCAGCAGGATCACCAGGAAAAAGTAAACCGTTACCGAAACGTTCATCTCTTCTTAACCCGTTTTTCTCAATGCTTTCTAGTTCAGCGTCAGAGTGCGTTGGGCGAATTCCTTCCAAATGCGAAGTACTCCAATACTTCCGATATTCAAACCCCGTAGAATCAACGGCATATTGCGCGGCCTGATTTGAGGCCTTTATCATTTCAGTTTGTGCAATGGCCCGACTTCGCGCCCATCCGTTCCCGCGTAAATTCTGACCGACTGATTTCATTATTCGGCGTTTAATTACCTCGATTCCTTCACCTTGCAATTCCGCATCGGAAAGTATCTCACGAATAATACCTTTAATTTTATCCTGAGATGTGGACGTGATTGTTCTAATTGATTTTCCTGCCTCCCCACTTAGCCGTGATTGGAGGTATTGCTGGAATATCGCTAAATATTCATCATCTTCGGCCTGTTTGTATTTCATGCCAGTTATTGCCGATTTTTGACTAATCGCATTCTTGCGATACATTAATCCAATAGGGGCAAACATCCCATAATATTTGTTTAGAAATTTCTCAATTTCATCGGCGCGAATGGTTTCTGTCAGTGCCTCGAATTCGTCCTTATTAAATGATAAGGCCAACTTTTGAGCGAAAGATTGATACTGTTTCACCAACGCCGCATGTGCCATCCGAACGCCTTTAATTTCTAACTTGTTGCGCTCTCTAATTAATATCCGTTCAAACTGCTTAAGATGCTTTGGTATTGGCATTATTTCACTTTTAAATAATCCTCGTAGCTTTTTTCAATATCGGGCGGAAGGTCGAAGTCAGATAAAAACATGGTCATACTCGGCACTCGCGGTTCATCCATCCGTGGATTATCTACTCGGGAATATCCAGCGGCTTCAAATACATCATTCATCGGGAGACCTGCGGCGTTCATCCACTCGATTTTCGATTTCATACCGTCTTGGAGCTCTTCGACTTCGGAATAGTCCATCTTGAAAAAATACCCTTGATCGGCATATTTTGACCCCCAGATAATGGCCTCATTCATTAAGTCGGCCACACTGTCCATGTTCGGCATTACGCAATCAGTCCAAGCCGACTTCCGAGCCGTTCCCATGTTGTTGTACGTCTTTTGTCCGTAACCGAATAGTTCTGGTGGCATTCCGTAAACGCTGCATAGGGCAACAACACCCGCTTCTGTTAGATCGGTGAGTGCCATGTCTGCAAGATTTGTTCCAAGGTCAAGTTTTCCGAACTCTTCCTTTAAAACTAACGGCAACCCGCGATTACTTGATTTACTTGCCGTCTTTATTTTTTGTGAAATATCGTCTTGCTGTTCGGCGCTTAATCTTTGGCTTATACCCTGCTGTGTTCCTGTGGTCTTTTTGAATAACGCATATTTTGGCCCCTGATTTTCAAGTTGCTTTAATTGAGTAATATCGGCTTCATTTAACCGTGATACAGTCTTGTTTGCCGCAACTATTGGGGACATCCCGTGTAGGGTGTTGTTCCTATACCATAAAGGGTCAAATAGTTTTTGGTGAATTACATCGGCCTTTGGGAACTCCTGCGATATAGTTGAGTTTTCCATCCGGTACCCGCGAACAGGGTCTAATGGCGTTCCTTCAATTATTTCTACATCCGAGGCCGGTAATACCCGAAGCTCGGCGGCTTTCCCTGCGTTTAATCCTGAATTTAATCGTGGCGCGTAAATGAAATTCTCTCCACAAATTAGACGATATATCAACACTTGTGAAACGAAATCATTAAATCCAGTTTCTGGATTCACTTTCGAAAGGAATCGGTTCAGCTCGTGATCTGTTACCTCTATGGCCTTCCCGTCTTTCTTCTGATATAGCCGCATGGGTGCCTGTCTACGCATCTTATCAATTCGATCTATAATCGAATATACGGAAATATTGCCTTTATACGCATCGGAAAGGAAAACACCAGTATCATCTTCCATGGTGTTAGCTGTGCCTTGAGTTATCCAATACTCATAAATAGCGGAGGCAAATTGCCGCTTGATCTTAGCCGGGACTATCCAATTGAAAAAATTCATTTGCAAATGTATTTGTGGCTAAATTAATGTTTTATAACATGTTTTGCAAGGTTGTATTTTTAAAATAAAAAACCTCCCCCGCAATCGCGAAGGAGGCAAAAACAACTAAATTGAACCAATTCCCCAGAAAACAATGTGTGCCTGATAACGGAATCGAACCGCGACCAGGCGTTAGACGGGCGTTATTTGTTGTAAATAGAAACTCGAATTCAATTATTATAACTAATAATGGATTAATAAATTATGATTTGCCCGTCTGTTTAAAAGAACGCCTAACTGTTTTACGTCTGTCGGAAAGACAAAACAAATCTAATCAATGTTTTTGACTTATGCAATATGTTATAGAACATGTTTTTTTTATTGTCTTTGTGTTTTAAAACATACTTTCGTATTAAGTAAATGCTTATCTTTGAAGTATAATAATTAAAACAACAACACGATGAAAGAGTTTAAATCAAATTTCGAACAAGTAGCAGAAATCTTAGAAAGAGCAAACGTAAAAGAAATTAAAGAAATGTTTCATTTAGATTCTTATAACTGTTCAAATTATTCAACAAACGCTGATATAGTAGCTGAATTGGTTGTTGAAAACAGTAACGATTTTACAAAAGATATTGCCAAAAGAATGAAAGAATCAGCAGGTGAAAAATACTTCTCAGCAAAACAAGCATGGTGTGTAGCTTATCAAGTTATCAATAATTTAAATGTTTATAAAGCAGCTTTAAAAGAAGAAATGTCAAAATAATTAATCTAAAATCAATTACAAAATGAAAAAGTTAGTTTACGAAATTACCAAAGTTGACGAAAACGGAAAACAAGAATTAGTTTTTGAAGGAACCGAAAAAGAAGCAAGAAAAGAATTTAAGGCAATCGAGCCAGAAGATGAATTTGATTTTTGGCTATCTGCACAATGGAAATTGAATGGAAGAAATTTAGGTACCACACTGATTGAGACAAAATGAACATTAAACAACTGAAAAAAGAACTCGGCTTAACAAACAAAGAGATTGCCGGGTTCTTTGGCTTATCGCTTATGGCTTACGCTAATTCATCAGCAAAAAAACGTTATGAAAATGCACTCTGCAAATTTTACGAGAGGGTTAAAACTACTAAATGAAAAGGAATTAAGTTCCCTTTTATCATTGCCGATTTTTAGCCTGAATTAAAGCATATCGGCGGTTAGAAACATGGAGCCCGTTTGTATGTCGTCCATCTTTTCCGTAATCCCGGTCAAGGTATCGGCTGCATCATCGTGCTCGTTTGACTTGAAATTGCGCTTAAATCTTACTACATCATTGTAAAAGTCGGGCCATCTCAAGTGCCAATCATCAGGAAAAACAATTCTCTGTTTAACAGTTGCGGCGTTGGAGATGATCCGGCTTTCTTTGTTCCCAGATTGATGGAACCAATTTATCTGTGTGTTTATCCGGCCTTGAATTGGATTGCAAATTTCGTTAATCTTACGCGCAAAACCGCGGCCTCCGTTATTGCTTTCAATATCTGAATAGCTTACTTTGTTTTTCAAAAATCCACCGGCAACCCATGGTTCTGTAACTTCCATTGGTTCTTCCGTATATCTAACATCAACCACATAAGCCAACCCGTCATCGCAAACATCATAGTCAACTGAACAGAGCTTATCCGATCCCGTATCGGCGGTATCTGTGTAGTTTTTACGAACGATAGCAGGCGGCAATGTTGTATAGGTTTTCCACCCCTCGGAGCCATATAGTAGCCCTGCCGAACTTGCAGGATTACCTTGGTACAAACATTCGAATTTTATCGGGTCTTTTGATCTCGATTTTAATAATTTCTTTTTCGAATGACGTTCCGGCCATAGTGGTTCACCCGGTTTTCGTGGGTCTATTTCGGTTGGTTCTCCTGTTTTTATCGCTTCAAAATTGATTTTGTACCAAACATCAGGATTTGGATTTTCGAGCTGTGTCCACGAATGTATTAATTCGACATCTTCATTTTTTTCGATAAATCCGACTAAGTCGTCCTCGTGCCAACGCGTGAAAACGATTAATTGTTGCGAATCGTTATGTAGGCGGGTATCTGCCACTGAGATATACCAGTCCTTTACATTTTCACGAATAACGGGAGAATTAGCCTCTTTCCAATCTTTGTATAAATCGTCCATCAAAAGAACGTCCACCGGATCACCAGTTAACCCTCCCTCATAACCTACCATCTTTAAGGAGCCATCATGCCCGACTATCTCCATCTCCTCGGCGGTATTGATATAATTGCCGTCTGCCATACCAGCCAATCGTGAACCAAACACATCCTTGTATGATTTTTCAGACATTAACTGCTTTGTCTTACGGCCAAACTTCCTGGCTTTTGTGGCCGAATAACAAACCGTTGCAATCTTAAGGTCAGGATTATGACCTATCATATCAGCAGGAAGTTGAACAGAACTATTTTGTGATTTACCGTGTTGCGGAGGTACCGAAATAATTATCTTCTTAATTTTCCCTTTTGCGAAAAGATCAAGGATTTTGTAATAATTAACGTGAAACCATGTAGCCTGAAATTTTGAAAATGTATGACGGGTAAAATCTAACAGGTTGTCTTTTGCCCGGTAAACCGATTCATCATAAATCAACTTTTCAAGCTCAATAAGTTCCGTGTCATTAATCATTGTTTAATTTCGCTTTCAGTTCTTCGATACGTTTGGCACGTTGCTCTGGAGTTAATTTGGTGACGTTATCAACGGTGGCTTCAACTTTCTGGTATTGCGTGTCTTTTTCTCCTAATTGCTTCTGTCTCCATATTGAAGCAGTAGGATTAAATTCATTCCTTAATGCGTTTCTATTTATCCGTGAAATGATTACGTCTTGGATATCTCTTTTAAATTTTTCCAAAACGGGAAATTTATCAATCAAATAATGGAATACCGAACCGCGCATAGGATATGCCAGATAAGCATCCTGTACGCATAAAACATCACTATCATCCATTGCATTGTTCATCATCCATTCAAAAGCATCTGTTGCCTCTGATAATGTCCATTTTTCCGCAGCCCTATTTCCTTTTTCAAATTGTGCCATATCGCAAATTTACAAAAATTAAAACATTTTTAAAACCCAAAAGCATCCTTAGCCTCCGGCATAACTTCCGGTTTTGTTTTTTCCAGATATTCGTGATCCAAAAGCCGTTGTTCGCGTTCTGTTAATTCAACTTGCTTATGTCTGTCTTTGCTTTTATATTTCTTTTCGAGATTAGCCTTATTCGCTTTTGCATTCCTGTAAGCCTCAGAAGCGGCAATTTCCCCCTGATCGGTAGGTGGAAAGGTACCAAGAGGGCGAACCTTGCCAGCTATGAAAATTTGCGCTCTAAATACGTTATGGGTGCGATCAAACGAAACACCTTTATATTTTGATGTTTTGGCGTTTCTCAACTTTTTCGGCTTAGACATTAATTTTATTTTCAGGTTCTGATTTTCTTTTTTCAACGCTGCAATTTCACGTTCTTGAGAGGTTACTAATTTTCGCAATAATTCCAATTCTGTCATATCGTATGCATTTTAGCACAAATATAGCTAAACCATTTTGTTTAAAAAAGTAAAATGCTAAAAAACATACTTTTACAAGGTGGTTAATAAAGTGAAAAGTCGCTATTTTTGAGTTAAATATTTTAACTTATTAAATATCAATAATTTACTTGTGGTTTGCTAAACTATTCAAAAAATCCCTACCTTACCCTATAGTGGAAAGCATAAAATACATTTATTATTAATTT